TTATGACCAACTCACAAACAAAGGAGAGCAAGTAATGAGTAAAAAATCTGATGAGTTTATCCAAAGAAACTGGATTGGGACTGTGCCAACTAAGACCGAAACTATGGGTATGGCTGAGTCTATCCAAGACCAGAAAAGAGTATCACAAAAAGAACCTATTTTTGAAGTTACTGTCAAGATGAAAAATGGAGAAGAGATGGACATTAACCCAGTCGTGAATATAACTATTGATAATACTTATCACGAATACGACTTTGACCCAAGAGAAATTGAGTCGATAACATTTAAAGAGGTAGAGTTATGAGTATCCAAGACCAGAAAGCAATGAGTGAAATGGCTACTGTAGTAGAACAGTTAGCAGATATTGAGCATCAACGCTGGTCGGATTGGCAGAAATGGTGTAACCAAGTATTGCGAGAAAATAACTCATCACCAGAGCAAGGCGACATCTTAGAACGCTGGGATAGACAGATAGAAACACCTTACTCGGAACTATCTGAATCCGAAAAAGAATCAGACCGAGAACAAGTCAGACGATACTTGCCTATAATCCTCGCCCTAAAGGAACGCTGGACTAGAGAGGCACGACTTGACGAGCTGAAAATGCTTATACCAAAACCAGTAGCAGAAATGATAAGCATGGATTACCAAGACGAACTTTATAGAACATTTGACGGCATTAGAGACCGTGTCGCTCAACTTGGAGGTAAAGAATAATGACTTTTAACGAACAAACAAAGAAGAGCGAATAATGAGTAAGATTAAATATCCACAGGATTGGATGGGCGTAAGTAGCTTAGGTCTGATTGTCAACTTTGGAGAACTGACCAAATTATGTAAGGCTAACGGATTAGACGCTGGTAACATATCTTATATCGTTGACGCAATCAACACTACGACCTTGCGAATTATAGACGAAATCGCCACCGATAAGGAGCAACTGTAATTATGTTAGACATAGCAATGGATTCATTGGCCAACTTGGCGAAGATACCGTTAATAACTCTTAGTTGGTTAATTGGTGCGGTACTTTACTGTGCTATCGTGGCGGCACTACTGTTACCTTGGTTGATTTTACTGTATGTCATCGCACTGATGTTCGGGTACCACCTATGAAAAAGAATTGTGAAAACTGTGGCACTAAGTTTGAAGCGAAACGGAAGACGGCTCGTTTTTGTACGGATAAGTGTCGTAAGGCGTTTGAGCGTAAACCGGGGTTAGTTGGTACGGTTGTTGAGGCACCATGTGATATCACCCATTCCGAATTTGTCCCATCGAACCAAAAGTTAGTTTCACCAGTTAAAATTAACAAAGTAGATGCTAACCCCGCCAGCGATCGTATGATTGCCACTGCCAAACGGTTAGGCATTACGATTGAAGAAGCCCAGAGTCGAATGGCAGGGTTTGAGAAGATGGGGTTGTCAGTTGTCAAGTGGATTACGACTGGCATTCCGGAACTGGATAAGTTTCAACAGATTCCCCGCGGTCGTGTTACGCAGATTCAGGGACCATATGCCGTTGGGAAAACCACTTTGGCGCTGAATATGATTCGTGGTTTGGCGGATAAGAAAGTGTTTTATGTGGACTCCGAGGCGGCGTTGAACCCAGAGTTGTTGTTTGAGTTGGGGCTTAGCAATAAAAATTTTCACTTGTACAACGAATCGGCTTTCATTGAGGATATGTACGAACAGGTTGTGACGGCAGCGCGTAGTGGTATTTACGATATGATTATCCTCGATTCCTTGGCGGCCTGTACGACACGCACAGAGGACGCAGGAGACGCCACAGCCAGCAATATTGGTCAGAAGGCTAAGATTGTCAACAAACTCATGAGAATCGTTCCTATGGACCTTAAAAACAATGACACTGCCTTGGTTATTATCAATCAGGAACGCGATGTTATCGGTTCATATGTACCCCAGAAATATACACCCGGTGGAATGGGACCGGTTTATGCGGCCAGTTTAATTTTACAGTTGAAAACTATTCCATCGTGGCGGTTCCCGAAGGATGCCAAGAATGGCGCCTACAAAGGCCATGAGATTCAGGTTACAGTTATGAAATCTAAAGTGTCGCAACCACATCGGAAGGCGATGATAAAACTTTATTACTTGAACCCTGATGCTGATGTTAAAGTGGTGGACGAATCGGTAACCGTTGAGGAGTTTTAGATGCCGCAAAAGCATCGAGTCTATACCCATGGCGAACGTGTTAACGTTTGGATTCCAAAACGCCATATTAAACTATGGAACGAATTAGAAAACAAGTCTGCCTTTGTACAGATTGCACTCGATGATGCAATTGGTATAATGACATGGGCATTACTTCGCAAAAGAAATCCTGAAAAGTATAAACGACCGATTGACAGTCATAAAGTTGAAGAGGTTATGCCAACATTCAACGAAGAATTCCCACTCGATCCACTAACGAACAAACGATTAGGAAAGGAACAGACACAAACATGGCCGAAAAACTCAGTGAAGAAACCAGAGCTCTGGTAAGAAGTCGAATCCCGAATTATGAAAATTTAACACCTGATGAACAGGCTGATGAAGCCATTAAGGTGATGGCGAAAGATTTTAACATTTATCGCGAACGTAATTTGATGATTCAGGATAAAGTTTCGTCGCAGATTATTCCGTTTGAGTTGAACTGGGCGCAGAAATTATTGGTTGATATTGTGCTGAAGGACTTGGAAGCGGGCGTGCCGGTACGATATATCGTATTGAAAGCTCGCCAGATGGGGTTATCGACCATCATCGAGGCTCTTTGTTACTGGTGGACCACTACCCATCGGCATGCTCGCTCGCTTATTATGGCGCATGAATCGACGTCCGCGGAAACCTTGTATGAAATGTTTCGTCGTTATTATGATTTTTCGAACTCCATGTTTCAGCCGGATAAGAAGTATAACACCCGAAAAGATATTGTGTTTGACGTTGAAGATAATGTAAAAGCCGAATGGAAAAAGCATATCGATGCCTGTGAAAGCCCGGAATCGTGCGGCGTATCGCATAAACCATTGGGGTTAGACAGCAGTATTAAGACCATGGTTGCCAAAGATGGCAAGGGTCGTTCACTTATGATTACGTTTTTCCATGGATCCGAGGTTGCCTTTTGGGAAGTTAAAGCCGATGTTGTATCGTCAGCTATTCAAGCGATTCCTATGGCGGCCAATACGTTTGGATTTTTGGAGAGTACCGCGAATGGTGTTGGTGGTTATTTTTACGATGAGTGGCAGAATGCTGTAACTGGTGAGGGTGCATTTAAACCGTTGTTTTTTGCCTGGCACGAACATAGTGAATATGAATTACCGTGTGTCATGCCGATCGCTGATTACACTGAAGAGGAATTAAAGTTGTTTGATATTTTTCGCGAAAAGGGTTATGACCGCGATTCGTGGGACCGTAAAGTTTTGTGGCGTCGGGCAAAGAAGAAAGAGTTTCGTTATGATCCGAAGAAGTTTTATCAGGAATATCCAGCCACAGACATGGAAGCGTTCCTAGCATCTGGTCGCCCAGTCTTTGACCTTGAGATGTTGCGTAAAATGGAACAGTATGCCAAGAAACACTCTAATCATCGGTTTGGGCAAATTGTGCCGGACGGCACTAATATCGGTTCGAAGAACTACATATTCGAAGAGATTGCAACAATATCTGAAGGTAGTGATCCATCACCACTCAAACTTTGGGACTTGCCCGAACCAGGTGAAAAGTTTGTTATTGGTGTCGATGTGTCGGAAGGTAAAATTGAACAGACTACAACAGGTAAAGAAAATGACTATTCTGTAATTGACGTGACACGTGTCAGAGATTTGAAAACTGTTGCACGTTGGCGCGGCCATATCGATCCCGATTTACTTGGCGGTGTTACTTATGCTATTGGTACATTTTATAACACTGCTTTGGTGGCTGTGGAAATTAATAACCATGGTTTGACAGTAGTCCAGAGTTTACGAAATAAATTTTATCGTAACCTTTATAAACGGGAGACCAGCGAAGAGAACCAATTCCAAGAACGAACGGCTTTGATGGGTTGGCGCACTGACAGAAAAACTAAAAAGGTCATCATTAATAATCTAGTGCATGCAATCCGTGATAGTGATATACTTGATTTAGACATTCTCTTTATACGCGAATGCATGACTTACGTCAAAGATGACCAAGGTTTCACAAACGCGCAAGAGGGTCGATTCGACGATACAGTTATGGCCAAAGCAATCGCTTTAAAAATGACTGACTTCGATGAAATGGATTCCGCTACATTAAGAGACAATATTAGTAAACCAATAAAGAGAAATAAAAATGCCTCCAACACAAACGCCAACAACGAACTCGACTCCATCGCCAACCCAACCGGCATCCGACCAAGCCACTCAAATTCCGAAGCAGTCGCCCGAAGAAGAGATGCAAGAGCTCGGCACCGTCGCGGAAGGTAGTGCAAGTGAACTGACGCTTGAAAAAGCGTTGAAGATGTATGACGCGGCTAAAAAGTATACCTCTACTGGACTTCGAACCAACTGGGACAATTATTTCAAGGTTTATAAGGGCGAACGTGTTGTTCGTAATTATGAGGGTATTTCGGACCCTAATATTCGCGAGTCACACACCATTATTGAGACTTTAGTCGCCAATATTGCTGGTGGTAACCCATCGTTCCACTTTGTTGCAACCAATGAAGAACAAACTGGCGATACTGAAATATTGAACGGTATGCTCGATTATTATATGCAGTGCAATCACATGGGATTGAAAAATCAAGAGTGGGTTCGCGACATGTTGCTTTATGGTACCGGTATTCTTCACGTTACTTGGCGCGATGGTAAACCATTCATCGAAAACATTCCACTTCGTGATTTCTTCGTCGATCCAACTGCTACTGGTATGGTTGATACGACCAACCCAGCTCGTTATGCCGGATTCGAATACTTGGCTGATAAAGAAGTCCTAAAACAACAGATGATATATAGTGCCAAAGAAAATAAAATGGTGCCTAAGTATAAAAACTTGGACATAATCGGGGTTGATACTACAGTCAACCAGGGCGGTCAAGCTGATGGTGATCATGGTTCAATGGATAAGGCGTTCAAGGATATGTTCAACGGTTCAACTCTTGGAGAAGATGCTGTTGATTCTCAGGTCCGAGTTATTATCATTTATGATCTAATTAGTGAAAAAATTGTTGAAATTGGCAATAAAAAAGCGTTTATTTACTACGAAGACAGTCACTTGCAACGTGAGGCGTCTGAATTACCTGGCGAACCAGTCGAAGTTGAAGGCGAATCAATTCCTACGACTAAAAATCTTGATGAAATTGAACCATTCTTGCCGTTTGCTGTACTTCGTGACTACGTTGACACGTCATTATTCTATGGTGAAGGTGAAATGGCCATCATCATGGGTGACGCCGAACTGTTGAACGACTATGAATCAATGGATATTGACAATAATGCCTACCAAAATACTCCGATGTACTGGATTGACCCACAGTTTGCTGATTTGGCACCTGAAATTGAGACAATCCCGGGTGCGGTATATCCAATACCGCGTAATGCGATGGGCGCTTTGGAACGACCACAATTATCTGGTGATTTGGATAACAAGAAACAACGTATTCAGGAACGTATGCGTGCCGCTACGGCTGCAGACGAGGCCGTACAAGGCATCGCAGCCGGGAATAGTCGTACAACTGCCACTGAAGTCTCTACGCAGATTGGACAGGCTCAAAACCGCTTTTCAACTAAGACTTCTAACCTTGAAAACGAAGGTTATGCTCAATTGGCTGAAATCATCTACAAAATGGTGCAGATTTTCGTTACGCGAACCACTGCTATGCGTATTGTTGGTAAAAACGGTACTGAGTTTAAAGATTACGATCCATATGAATTTAATGGCAAATGGGAACCACACGTTGAACTTGATACGACTATTAAACGAAAACTTATGGAAGTCGGTCAAAAGGACAACCAAGTTTACTTGCAACTATCAGAAGATCCACATGGTGTATTCGATCCGATAGAAGTCAAACGATTTATCGTTCAACATATTGATCCATCTGTTACTGATGAACGGTTTAATAAGATGCTTGCTCAACCTACACCACCACAACCGAACGAAGGTGAGATGAAGATGCAAGCCGATCAAGCAAAGGCTGAATTGGCCGCGGTCGCTGAGATATATCGATGGGCTACTCCATTTGTCCAGTCACAGATTGAAACAATTCTCCATATGCAACCAGATCCTCAACATGAGATCGATGAAAACCACAATGCCGTCAAGATTGGTGCTGAACAGGCTGACTTATTGAACCCTCAAACTGATTCTAAGGGTAATCAGGACCCAAGTGTCCCTGCGTTGCCACCACCGGTTGACCCTAATGCGCAGACACCTGATGGTATGAGTGCGGCTCCTGCTGGAACCGGCGATGCCACTCCAGTTAGTGCTTGACATATTGGTTATAGTTTGGTACAGTAAACCCATTAAAAAAGGAGCAAACCATGTCAGATTTACCAGAACCAGGTGAAGTACAAACGGACGAAGTAGATAATCGCACTCGATTGCAAAAGAAAAAGGAAGTTCATCAATTAGCTGCTAAAAATCGGGCCGATGCTCAGAATACTTTGAAGATTTCCTATAAAAAGATTCGTGAAGAACCGGCGTTTGCTGATATTTTGGTGAAGGCCCAAGGTCTACATGATTTACATTTGCGTTTGGCTAAAGATGGTGTTGGTTATCAGAATACTGGCAAGATGGATGCTAATGGTAACCCGGAACAGGCTACTGTATTTTTTACACATGAAAAACGTGTTACGGAACTTGATAAGGCTGCCGGTATTGAAGAATTGACGGACTATATCAAACGTCAAACGTCGGATGAAAATATTACGCCGGTTGCCCCGAAAAAAATCGTTAGTTGATTTTGTATTTCCTTTGGTGGTATAGTTGTAGCATAACTGCATTAGCAGTTTGCAAATTCAAACACATAAAGGAGAAAGACAGATGGAAGACGATTCCACAACCGACGCAGCGAATAACCAGTCTGATAGTGCCGCAAGCACTGCAACCAGCACTGACTCGGCCGCTTCGACGGAACAACAGACCGCCGACACAGGCGATAACCTGGACACATCTAAATCAACCGATGATTCGGCTGGTGGCGATAAGTCAACAGACGATAGTGGGGATGATAAGGCTCCAACTACATTCGACACCGATCTTGATGATTGGGCTGAAAAACGCAATGGTGCTAAACCCACCACCGATGTAGAGCGTCAAGCTTTGCAGGAATTGCGTGATAAGCAGCGGGAATATACTCGCAACCAACAGTCAAAAGATGCAAATAAGGAAATTTCTAAATCCATTAAGGATGTGAAATTGCCTGATGGTGCTGATCAGGATGATGACACTTTTGAGGATCCAGTCACTAAAAGGCAGGATGCGATTGAAGCTCAGTTGGCAGAAGAGAGAAATCTCAGAGTGCGATCCGAGTATTTTACTGATAAAGGTGTTACGATGGAGGAATCAAAGGTAATGGGTGAAATCTTGAAAGAGAAGGTAGCCAAGGGCGGCAAGTCTGCACTTGATTATTGGACCAATCCGGACAACCTAGAAGATTGGCATTCTTTGGCGCAAGCCAGATTAATGAAATCTACCGATAATTCAGCCGTTGCCGATGCAGCTGCTCAAAAAGAGCGTGAGAGAATTGCTAAAGAGAGTAAAGCAAATGGTCCGTCCAGGAATGCTTCTACCACTAGCACCTCTGACAAGTCCGAGGAAGCAAAGCGATTAGAGAGATTCACAAACTGGTAGGCCTCTAATATTTAAGAAAGTGCAAAAAATAAAATGGCAAACCAAAACTATGCAACAGATGTCCTAAATAAAATCGACGAACGATTCTATTTAGACTCTAAAACAAACTCCATTGTAAACAATGGTATCGAGATGGATTTCAGCAATGGTAACAACGCTGTAACTATCTACAACATGGATGTAGTCGCTGAAAACAACTACCTACGAACAGGTATAATGCGATACGGTCAATTAGTCGAACTTGGTAACGGTGTTCAGACATTTGTCTTGTCTCAGGACAAGTCATTCGCGATCTCAATCGATCGTGGTAACCGTGAAGACTCAAAGATGGTTCCTGCAATAGACGAGGCTGTTAAGCGCCAAGTCCGTGAAGTTTCTATCCCAACAGTCGATATTTATCGCTTGGCGATCGCTACTGCTTACGCGGTTGCAAATAGCCAAGGTGCAACAAGTTCATTAGCTTACACAGATACGTTTTCAAAGATTTTGACACAGCGTGCTGCTTTGATTGAAGCTAAAGTTAATGTCGATGACATCGTACTTTACATCAACCCAACAGTAGAAACTTACTTGTGGCTTGATACCGCATTTAAGGCCGCTTGTGACATTTCAACAGCTGATAAGAAAACTGGTGTTCTTGGTACAGTAATGGGTATGACAGTCGTTGTCGTTCCTGCTTCTTACCTAATCGCGAACCTAGGTTTCATGATGCTATCGAAGAATGTGTTGGCCGCTCCTACTAAATTTAACGAGATCAAAACTGGTGATGGATTCCCATTCGGAATCAGTGGTATGGTTGCCTTCGGACGACGATACTACGACTGCTTTATCCCTACAAACAAGGGTGTTGCAATCCGTTTCCACAAAATTGCCTAATCAATAGGCTGAAAGAAAGGTACATATAGATATGGCACAACCACGAAAAGGCGTAGCAATAATGCAAGAAGAGAATAACGGCGTTCAATACGAAGCGGGATTGTATCGACATCCGGACACAGGGGCAGAACTTGTAACCAAGTTTGATCCATTGTTTGGTGACGCCCAATCTGAAGGTGTGGCACGCGTAGGGTTCGTAAGGGTAGGAGATGCTCCAACTGATTACGAAGTTACCCTTCCACAGATCAATGCCTCCGCTAAGAGTGAAAATACGACCAACGAATCTGAGACTGTAAAGGGTCTTCAGGCGCGTATGACACTAATCGAGAACGAAAAAGCTGCTACTGCCGCTCAACTGGAGGCTGCGCAAGCCGCTGACGTTGTTGAACAGCCAGTAGCACCAAAAGTAACAAAAAAAGCTAAGAAAGGTAACAAAAAATAATGGCAAACCCAGCAAACTCAACAGCTTATAAACTACCTGACGGCCAAATCGCCGTAGATGTCACTGAAGCTAAAACTCTGACCGTGGACGACAGTGGTTACGCCCAGAACGTTATTTACGCTAACGGCGTTGTAACAATTCCAGCAACAGCAACTTTGGGTAAGTGGATCATCCGTAATGGTGGTCTAGCAGTTGCGAGTGGTGTACCATCAGGCGCAACCATGAACGGTAACAAAATCTCAGTCAGCCCTAACTCGTCTGACAAAATTCAAGGTGGAGTCAGTGGTACTGCTACTGATGACAAGGACCTCATCAACACTGCTGCTACGGCAAAAGTTGGTGATGAAGTTCGAATCTTGAACTGTGGTGAAACTAACGGCCCTGTCGTTACTGACATCAAGGGAACTTGGTCAAGGGAACAGTAAGAATATATTATATATATTCTGTCAAGAAAAGAGGTATCCCCAGTGGGTACCTCTTTTTATATGTGAAATTTGTGTTTGGCATACTCCGTACATACCAGCTATCTCCGTTTGTGATATATTCGGGTCGCTGAGTAATACTTTGATTTCTTTTACCTGTTTTTCAGTGAGTTTGGCTTTGCAGTTACGTTCTCCATACATACTGCGTCGTTTTTTGGCCATATCGCGCATATTATCGGTATTATCGCCCCAAGATAGGTTTTCTGGGGTATTATTTAGTTTATCGTCGTCCTTGTGGCAAACTAGTTTTTTACCAGTTGGCGAGTCTCCTATAAATGCCAATGCTACCATTCTGTGTACGAATAATTGGCTGGTTTTCCCGTTACAATATAGTGTGACACATGGGTAGCCTCTTGATCCGATTCCCCACTTTAGAAATTCGTTTTTGTTATTGGCATATTTACTTTTTATAATTGGTTTAACGTTGCCTAAGTTTGATATTACATATTTGGTGTTGAACGGTTTGTATGGTACTGGTTTGAATATCTCTTGCATATGGGTATTGTACACTATGAAACATATAAAAACAATCGTTATGTTTTACGATTAGGTTGTATGTTACAATTATTTATAGAATATGATAATATAGACATATAACTGAAAGAAGAAAATAAAAATGATCACACCAGTCCAAGCAGCACTCATTCAAACAGGCATGGTCGCCGCCGGGGCGATGAAAACAGTCACCTTTGATGGTGGAATCACCAGTGGGGCTCTGTCTGCTGGCGCTACTCTTACTACAGTCTTGACCGGTACCAACAATGATATGGTTTTCACTAATAAAACTGCTGGTACGGCGGGCAATAGTGTTTCGATTGAATATAAGGACCCTATTTCGACTGTAGCGCGTGCTATACAGGTCCACGTCAATGCTGGAACTATAAAGGCTATCACAGTCGAATTAGCGACTGCAAGCCTTACAGCGGCTTCTAAAGTGCTTACGAGTGATAATACGGAACTAACGGATGGCGATACGGTTACGATTGGTACAACTGTTTATCGATTCAAAGACACGATGGCTCAGGCTTACGATGTTCAACGGGACGGTACGACTGCCGACACTACTATGGGTAACCTTATCAAGGCCATCAACGGTACTGGTACGGCTGGTGTTGAATACTTTGCCGGGACTTTGGTCCACCCAACATGCACAGCTGGCACTTTGACCGCTCATGCTACTACTGTTACCGCTAATACTGGTGGTACTGCTGGTAACTTTATTGCAATTGCTGAAGCATCGACTCATCTTTCATGGGCTGGTGGTGCGGTATTCCTTACCGGTGGTTTAGATGCCGGACAAATCATTTCTACTGCTGCAAACGTTAAAACTGCTGTCGATGCTCATACCGAAGCGGCCGCACTTGTTAGTGTTGCCAACTCAGGTGGTGATAATGGTACTGGGGTCGTTACGGCAATGGTCGCAACATTAATGACTGGTGGTTCAGATGGTAAAATCCCTCTATTCAATGTAACTGGTCCGATCATTTGTTCACTACGTGGCTATATCGCAACGAGTTTGACTGGTACAAACGCTACTTTGGTCCACGGTGTCACTGGTACAACAAATATGTTGATTCCTATTTTGACCTCAACTACACTTGTAGTTCCAAAGGGAATCGACAAATCGACTGCTGTTGTTGCTCGTGGTACTGCGCTTGATAAAGTCCCTCTATGGCTAGTTCAGGATGAACAAATATTCGCTACGACTGCTACGGCTGCTACAGCCACAGGTAAAATTAATTATATACTCGATTACATCGCATTGGCACCTAATTCAGATGTAACCGCAGCGTAATAAAAAGGAACGATATGCTACACGACAAAACAAACACATCGGACTCAGTCGAAATCAGTAAGAATGGCGAATTGGCACATAGTTCAGTAGTTGACGGTGTTGACGTTAATAGTCGTCATTTGAAGTATAATATGCATTTAGTCCTCCGCGATAAAGACGGCAACATCAAAGATGAACGATTCTTACACAATACTGTCACCACTGCTGGTAAGAATGCTATCGCAGATCAGATTCTAGCGTCTCCTACGCTTGCTAAACCGGGTTGGATGGCAATTGGTACAGGTTCGCCGGCTGCAACGCTCCTAGGGACTGAAATAAGCCGTGTAGCGTTAACTTCTAAGACTCGTGGTGCTAATGCAATCATTACTTTTGTTGGTGACTGGGCAGCGGGTTCTGGCACTGGTGCTTTGACTGAAGCTGGTATATTTGATGTTGTTACGGCTAACACGGTTAATATGTGGGCTTCACAATCATTCAGTGTAATAAACAAAGGCGCTTTGGACGTACTTTCAATAAGTTGGACTTTGACTATAAGCTAGGAGGCTTAAAATGGCTTTCGATGCACGTAAAAACTTTGCAATCTCAACAGTAGCAACTGCTCCTATACCTGCAACCTCTGGTGTTACTGTGATAGTTGCGACTGAGCAGGGAGCATTATTCCCTGCCGCTCCTTTTAACGCTGTTATATGGCCAATTGGGACTAATCCTAGTTTTACCAATGCCGAGGTTGTACGTGTTACTGTCAAAGTGACTGATACATTAACAGTTACTCGTGCGCAGGAAGGTTCTTCAGCTCGCACAGTGATTGTCGGTGATCAAATCATGGCTGGTTTGACAGATAAAACGTTAGCGGATATTGAATCTGGTATTCCAGTAAAGGCTGCTGGGACTGATTTAGATGCGTTGACTGACGATGCGAAGTTTATAACCTCTAAGGCTGTTCATGACGGTCATAACGTGCCTCACGCCGCTGTAGGCACATCAGGTAAGGTACTGGTTTCTAATGGCACAGATTGGGTTGCATCAACTCCGACGTTCCCTAACGCCTCAGCTACTACTCGCAAGATTATCGTATCTGATGGTACGAACTGGACGGCGTCTACGGAAACTTACCCTATTGCCACTACATCAGGTAATACCCTAATTTCTGACGGTACGAACTGGACAAGCGCCAAAGTGGCTAATGCTAATTTATCTACAACCGCCGGGGACGTTGGTGGGGCATGGTTGGCATGGACACCAACATTATCGGGTCGTCTTAATGATGCTAAATGGACAAAAGCCTGTAAGTATACTCAGATTGGTAAAACAATTTATTTTAGGTTATATCTAGTATCTAATAATGCAACTCCTATGGATGGTGGAGCGACAGATGCTATATTCTCCTTACCTGTGACATCAGTTTCAATCGCGGTACAGGTCCCAGTCATAGGTCAGGCAGGGTTCCTAGACTCTGGTACGGCACGCTACACTGGTTGGGTTGAGTATAACTCTACAACTACTGCTCGTGTACGATATATAGATACCGCTGCCGTGACTGCATCTGGTGGAGATAATTCTATTACCAGTACCCTCCCGATTACATGGACTACAAGCGACGAAATATATTGCCAAGGTACTTATGAGGCCGCCTAATGTATGGCAGAATATACTATGGAGAAGTGCCGTACGCCGCAACAGGCAATTATACTGGCTCTGTTTATAATGTCAGTCTAAGTGACTCGGTTACTAGTAGTGATGCCAGGGTTTTTACGATTCGTATTTATAAATCCGATACAGGGTCTACTGCCGATTCAATTATTAAAACTGTTAGTTTAAAAAAATCTGATTCGACTGGTAGTACTACTGATAGCATCGTTAAAACTACTACTAAAAAAGTTTCTGATTCAGTTACTAGTTCAGAAATATTAGGTCCTAAAACACTCATAAAGAATATGGCCGATTCGGTTACGTCATTTGATGTGTTTAGTCGGGTAGTAACCTGGTGGCGCACGTTTGTTGAATCTGTTTCTGTAGCTGATCAAATTATTAAGACCATTAACCTTAAAAAAACCGATACTATAAATATCACTGATGCATATAGTAAAACTTATACTATTAACGTTTCTGATTCAGTTATACTAAGTGATTTGATAAACTTATCGCGAATTGCAATGGCGTTATATACTGTTAATACCACTAACGAAAATCGTACTATTAATGAGTTGAGTGAAAGCCGTTCGATCGATATTAAAAACTCTAATCGTTCTATAAATCAGGTCAACAACCAAAACACTGTTAATACCGATGGTTCTAGTGCTATAATTGACACAGATAGTAATAAAAGGACACTACAATAAAATGTCACAAATACAAACAATAAACACTGTACAAGGTAACACGGCACCAGCATTAGGAATCACCGCTAAGAGAGCAGGAGTTGTTATTGACGTTACTGGTGCAACTGTTGATTTAATAATCGCGAGGGGTTCAACTGTCGTGAATACTGGTCATACAGCGTGTACACTTGTTACTCCTATATCGGGTCTGGTTTCGTATACTCCAGGTGCCAATGACTTTATTTCTCCAGGTACTTATAAAGCTGATTTACGTATCACTTATGCTGGTGATGGCAGTGTTGAGACACTTTATGATCAATTGAAAATTAAAGTTAGGAAACATCTATGATTCTTTCAGATATTCGTGCTTCAGTACGTGGTCGGCTTGATGATACCCAGTATGACCAAGCGACTATTGACGAAGCAATAAATTGGTTTCATTACGAAGTTTTTAACGATCATCGAATTCGTTTTATGGAGAGTTCTGACGATATTTATGTTTCGGCCGGCGACACATCTGCCGATATGCCTGATGATATGCAAACAATGCTCAACGTTCACGTTACTTCGCCGCAAGTGTACAATATTTTGAACCGATACATGGAATATGGTGATTTCATGAAGAATTATCCTGGTTATGCAACCTACACTCCTAGTCAGGTCCAGGCGTGGACTGATTTCGGTAACGGTATGCGTTTGGCCGCTCCGGCATTAACAGATGCAACAGTTAGCATTGACTATCTACGTCGCCCTCAAACACTGGTGGATGATAATGATACATCTGATATTCCTGATCAATATGGTGAAATGGTTGTATTAGGTGCTTTGGCACGTTGTATGGAGCGCAATGAAGATTACGGTGAAGCTGCATCCGAACGAGCTAACTTAGCACCTTTGGTTACTTCTTTCGTTCGTAACGAAGGGCGTGGCGGAATGAAAATTGGGCCAACGATTATGCGGACTAATCGTCGATCACCTCGCGGAAGTTACAACGCAAGTAAGGACTTCTAACCATGCAAAGTGCTTTTACGCCACGTATGAACCCACAGGCGACTTCTTCGCCAGCTGTTGAGGAAACTTACGATTTAAAGGGTTTGAACCTCATTACACCTGATGCGGTTATGCCAGCTGGTGAAAGCCCTTGGACGATTAATTCACGTTCTTATGCTCGTGACGAAGGTGATACAAGGGTCGCCAACCGAACACGCAAGGGTTCTGGTTACCTATCTATTCCTGTTGGCGAAACGGCAGACGTTCAGAACGTTGCTACGGCCATAGGAGACGTTGCATTCTCTCCAACCCAAGTTATTGCACAACCTATCGTATTTAGCGGTAGCGGGGCTCTAACGCGCTTACAACCAGCCATTAAGAAGTTAGCTGGTGCCACTGGTCACGTTATCGTAGAGATTTGGTCAGATAATGCCGGGTTCCCGGGTCAGTTGATTGCTCAGGGATCTATTTTAGCAAGTACGATTACTACAAGTTATCAATATCTATCCGCCTACTTCATTGATGCGCCAAGTGTAGTTGCTGGGACTCAGTATTGGTTAGTTTGCTATACCCAAGATAATGGAAGTGGGACTTACTATTTAAACCAAACTGCCCAGGTGGGTGGTGTAGCCGACATGTTATCTTTAAATGCTGGTGGTTCATGGAGTACAATTGCTGCTTCAATCCGATATAAAACCTATATTTCTACTGTCGGTAAGGCAAAAGGGTTTACGACTCGTTATCCATCCAACAGTGTTAATAAGATTATATTTGCTCATGGTACTACGGTCCAAGCGTTCAGTAAAGGCAATGGTGTTCTAACGGCTATTGATACCGGTCGTGATGCCAACGCATCTATTTATAGGTTTGCTCAAATGGACGATTACACTCTGTACACCAATGGGTATGATAAACTGCGACAATGGGATGGTACTAATGCGCCAAGTGATGTTGCTAATGTCCCTACGAATACACCTAGCAACGTTATAATGTGGCAGAATCGTTGTTTTGTGATGAGTGCCAGCACTCGTGTTGATTTCTCAGAGTTGAGTGATATTACAACTTGGCCTTCCGTTAACTTCTTCTATGTACCAACCCCCCTATCGGCCGACCATATGTCAGGTTGGAAGGTATTTCAAGATAACTTAGTTATTTTCACTCACGAGACTAAACACGTTATTACTGGTTCAGACATCTCTAGTTTCACGCGTCGCGAAGCCATCGGCACTAAGGGGGCTGTCAGCCAAGAAGCAATTGTTGCGGATCGAAATTACATTTACTTTATGGCGGATGATGGACAGATTTACCGGTACAATGGTGTGTCCGATCAATTACTATCAGATAAGATTCAACCTGAACTGCAAGGTATCTCTAATATGAATACTGTTCGTTTGGATATTTATCGTAACCAATTACGTGTTTACTATGCTAAAAATCCAAAGGGATATGCTGATAGAATGGCGTTGCTTGACCTTGAAACGATGCAATGGTTCCTTGATACTGGTCATCCAGTAATGGGTTCAATGAACCTGTATCTCGATAATAATGAATTAATTGAATTCAGTTCGTTAGTTGGCGCGGCTTATTATGGCGAAACCCAAGGTTCTGACTTAGGTAAAAAGATTGACTATAAGTTTTGGACCAACTATAAAACCTATGCTTATCGTAAACGTTCTGGTCAAACATTTGGCGGCGCATCGGCTAAGAAACGAATTAAGCGTTTTAGACCGATTGTAAGGACCGTAGACGCCGATTATACCCTTTCCGTGGGTAAAGACATGAATTTCCAGAATACGCCTGATATGCGGGCTTATGAAGTGTCTGGCGGTGGTGCTAAGTGGGGGGCATTTAAGTGGGGAGATGGCACCAAGTGGGGAACGCAACAACAGGTCCAGAATCGTTCAGGTATGAGCGGTCGTGGCGAACATATTCAATACCGTTTTGAACGTAACGGAGTTGAAACTCCAGTTGAATTGTATGGTTATATTAGTCAATACAAGATTGGTCGCCAAAAATAATGGATACTGGATTACCCCTTACTGGTGGTACACTCAGTCGTTTATCACCAAATTCAACTAGAGAAGAACAGATTGCTGTTTTAAACAGTATTATTGATCATCTTAATGGACTTTTAAAATCTCAAGTCTTTTCTGATACTTCACATAAACGTTATATTAATGGGTATTTACCTGGTGGGTGGCCGGGTGGTGACTTCGGTATGAAAATATCTGCTCCAGGCAATGACGTCACGGATCCACATGCTCAACTACTGTACTATTGGGACTACACTACTAACATTCAAGTAATTTATAACAATAATATTCCTACTATTTTGCAAGGTTCGGCTCCTGACGATGGTCGCGCCGGCAACTGGCAGACTAAACCAGGGATTGATGTTGTTGCTGAACTAGGAGGTTAAAATGTCTTCTCCAGATAACCTTATAAAAGACTCTGATCGACCATTCGATATGATAACGTATATGGACCATGGCAGTTTAGTGATTCCAGCTGGCGGTGGGTTAGGGGCTACTATGTCAGTTCCGCACTCGCGGCTATTTACGCCATTGCCAGTAGGAACATGGTCTACCGATCCAGTCTTTTCTACTAGCAAAGAGTGTTTCTTTTCTGGTTGGGAAGGTGTTGATCCAAATCTTCCGTATGTTACGGTAAAAACTGATAGTACCAATCTGGTTGTCAGTGGGCTTAACCCCACTGGCGCTGACATCGTCGCTTACTGGCGTGTTTATGGGTTTATGCCTAGTGATGTGAATGTTGATGCCCCTTATACAGCATCTTTGGCTGATAAATTCCAATCCAACAGTGATTACAACTACACTAAGTTACTACTTCCTGGAGTTGCGCTGGCGGGCACGTCACCTACAGTTCATCATGGTCTTGGGAAACGCCCTCAAGTTCTTGCTTGGATTAAATCAGGTGGGTATATTGAACAATTAAATGTTAGCGGGTATGTGAAAGCCAATACTTCAGATGTAATAATAATTAACCCAAGTAATGATATTCATTATCGGATATATGCGGATTCGCAATTATGACAAAACCTAATAATTTTATATTTAATTCTGACTATGCATCGTTGAAGAATGATGATAAAAAATCAGCCAGTATTTACATAGGCGACAGTGGTGTTTTAGCCACTGGGGCAAGTAAGGTATATGAATCATTTTTGACAGTTGGTACTACTAACGCTGGTGTCAGAGGACAAATGTCATCTGATTTAGCACCTAGTGATGTATGGTGCTCTTTAGGTATGTTAGCCCCGGTTACAGTGACGGTTTATTCGGGCGGAGTGCCAGTTGATAGTTTTTCTTATAATCTTCCAGTAGTAATCGAACGTGTTTCAGCTACTGTTATACGTTTGTACGCCATATTTTATAGTTACGGTGAAGGTGTGGATATGCAGATTACTAGCGGATTTCAGACAATAACAGCTGATGTGGTGACATTTTTATCGCCATTCAATTAGAGTAAAATATAAGTATATGTGATAAAATTGATAATATAAAGGAATAAAACAAAAATGGCAGCACCAACAGTTCAAGCAGTAAACGACATTGTGAATCAACTTACGGCAGCTTATAAGCCACAGGCTGATATTATTGATAATTCCATCGCTTCAAACAACGCTTCCGGAGCTGATCAGATTGCCGGTTTAGATGCTAAGAAAACAACTGCGTTTAAGACTATTGATCAGAATGCTAACAACCGAGGAATGTATTTCTCAGGGTTCCGCCCAAATGAACAAGCTAATTACACTGGTGGTACTTACTTACCAGCCCTTGCTAACCTTCAAAATACTATTGCTGCGACTCGCGAATCGTTACTTGGTAAAAAAGCTGACCTTGCTACTGGTACGAATACCCAAGCTATCACTATTAATAATCAAGAAAAATCTGCTTATCAACAATGGCAAGATGCTCAGGATGCCGCTGCACGAGCTGAGGCTAATCAGGCTACACAAAATGCCTTTACTGCATCTGAGAATGCCAAGAATCGTGCTGCAAGCGCTGCAGCATCAGCCGCTTCGATTGACCCAGCCAAAGGTTATGGTATGAGCCATAATACTAATGGCGGTCTGGAATTTCATGGACCTAATGGTTCTCCTGTCACCCTTGCTCAATACGCTTCTGTTACTGGTACTCCTATTGCTAACTTGTTGGCTGCATCTGGTGATGCAACTGATGCTAAGATTCTTAAAGCCTGGAACGCAACCAATGGAGATCCAAACAAGTTGGCCAAATTGGCTGGACAATATAGTTACGTCTTTGGGAGTTAAACCATGGGCATTGACTTAGCCGCAATGTATAAAGCCGGGGCATCGAGTGGGGGTGGTTCGTCGCCTAACCCACGTTTTAAGGGTACTAGTGGCCCTATTGACTTAGTTAATATGTATAAATCTGGCGATAACTCTTGGGGTGCTGCACAAGGCAGGAAACAACAACAAGATGAAACTTTTCAAACACTCAATGATATTGATCAAGGTAAACATAATGGTAAATTTACTGATCAACTAAAGATTATTATGGATGCTAGTAAAAGTGGCCTGATTAGTGATGGTGATAAGAAAAAGTTAGTTCAGGCCGCTATGGCTAAACAATCAGCTGATTTGGCTGATCAACAAGAAAAAAGTAAAACCGTACTTGATCATGTTATGGATGTTACATCCATTCCGGCTAAAATAGTTGTTGGTGTTGGTGATAGCGTTAACACATTCGGTAATGGTATCGCGGCCGATGTTAACTACGTTGCAAACGATATTAATGGCAATCATAAGAAAACCCAAGATGCGGTTATTGCTCATACACTGGCTGCTCAAGATTTGACTCGTAAAGCCAATGCCGGCGGTCCATTAACACCAGAGTATAAAGCGAAATTACTTCGCCAAGTTCAGGCTGAGACCAATATGGCTAAAATTGCTAAGGATCAACAGACTGCTGACCACGCAGATGTTGCAACTAACGCGGACCCATGGAAGATGGCGGGTGCTGGTGGTAATATTCTCTTGAACGTTGCGATGCTTGGTACAGGTGGCGCAGCTGCGGAGGCTGGTAAAGCTGGAGTTGATTTAGCTATTGAAGGTGGTTCGAAGTTAGCTCTTGAACAGATCGCTAAACAGGGTATTAAACAGGTTGCAATTGGTACCGTACAAGGCGGTTTAGGTAGTGGCGCTAGTGTTTTGGAACAAAAAGGTAAAGATACTACATGGAATGATTTAGCCCCTGCACTTGCTACCGGTGCGATTACAGGTGCGATATTTGCTGGTGGTTCATATTTAGCTGGTAAAGGACTAGGTGCGATATTTAGTCACTTTAAGGCTAATAACGTGACCCCATCTGACGTGATGGCAATGACACCAGAGGATTATCAAAAATCTATTTCTACTAAAACTGACGCGGTGCCATTAGACGTTGCTAAAACCGAACTGGGTCAAGTAAAGACTACGATTGCTGATACTGGTAAATCGGTTGATGGAATCAAACCAATTCCATTTGGTGATAAAACTGCTGCACCTACTGCAGTCCCAGAAGTTGCGCCTTCAACTGGCTCAAAGTCAATGTTTGAAGCTATCCCAACTGTCGCTGCTGGTGATGTGAAGGCTGCACCATTGGCCAAGCAATATATTAATGGTCAATATGATGAAATTGCTCAAAAAGTCAAAGTAGCCGGTGATGCACTTGATAAACATGATACAGCGTTAATCCCGCAGATTGAGAACGCTAAAGCAATGAGTTCAACTGAAGCGGCCGCCCGAGTCGAAGCAATTGCTCAACAGGCGCATAATCCTGAAGCATTTAAAACTGCTGTTGCGGCATTAAAAGAATTTGCTGACACTCGTCTCACAAACGATAAATTCCTTGGTCGCACCATGAATGAACGTCAGAACTATCTATCTCGTTTCTACGAACGCCCTACAGGTGCTGCAGGAGAGGCGTTAGACCGTCTGAAACTCGTAAAGGGTGATAAGTTGCCTGGTTATGTTAAAGACCGTACAATCGCCACACAAGCCGAAGCAGAGGCATTGGCCGCTATGAAGAACCCAGACGGTTCATTAATGTACCCTCATTTGAAGTTACGAAATGCCAACGTCTTCGAAGATGCTCAACAGGCTATTTCTATGGCTAAATCAGATCATGGTAAACAGGCTATCAAATTGGCGTTAGAACAGGCTCATCCAGGCGTAAAAATTGGTAATGGTCAAATTGGTTATGATGCCGGAACTGGCGTCACTTACAAAGCATTAACGATGCCAGGTGCCAAAGGGTTAAGCGCACCAGAATCAATCGCTGACTTTTATAATCGTCGTGCTAATCCTGAAGTTCCAAAAGATATATTTGGTATTAAATTAAAAGATGGCAACATAGTTCCAGTTCGGGATAACGAAATAATCCAACAGTTGAAAGCCACTGGTGGCCAACTGGTTGACCCTGCAACCGGCAAATCATTACACAGTAATATTGTTTCGCGAGCATTACGTTCGGCCGAGAAACATCCAGTAGGGGCTTATGACACGATAAACGCTAATTTGAAGTACTCAATTCTTGGTGGTGGTACATTCCATGCCGTTACGACGGCAGGATCGGTCGCAGGACAACAGGTAATGCGCGCTGTGGCTCATCCACTACAAATACCGGGCATGATTGGAGATAACGTTAAACTAGCCATAGGAACGCTCTCAAAGGCCTCACACGAAACCCAGATGGCTGATTATGTAGCAACTGGCCAAAAAGGATTTGCTGATATGGTTGGCGTTATAACGCGCGCTAAAGATATTCTTGGAGATGCCAACGTCAATTGGTTAGATAAAGTTAAAGATTCTAGTGCGAATCCGATTAAAGCAATTCACGATATGGTATTCGATCGTCAAATCCCCGAAGCTAAGATGATGATTCTTAAACAATCGATGCTTAGTAAGTTTAAGGGAATGGATTTTCATGCGCCTACGGCTGAACAAGTTGCCTATGGACGTGATGTCGCTAGTGCAGTTAACAACCTTGGTGGTATCAATCGAGCCGTTGAAGGTTTGTCACCAAAAGTTGCTAAAAACTTGAGTCGTGTACTACTCGCCACTGACTTTACAGAGGGTAAGTTCCGTATATTAGGGAATGCAGTTACTAGTCTAGGACCAAAGGGTAATATCGCGCGCCAAATGATTGTCGGTAAGAGTTTGTTATTTGCTATCCCTGGGTTAACTGCAATGACTGTTGCTGGCAAATTGGATTGGAATAATGGAGACGAAGTACGGCAAGCAATTTGGAATCAATTAATGGATCCTAGTATTCCAGTAGATGAAAAGGGGTCAGCCAATAAGACTAATCCTAATGGTACAAACCAAGCGATTCACTTCCCAAGTACGTATTTATCTGAACTTGGTAAGATACTCAAACCGGCGCTCGATCCATTATCACCGAATAAGTTCCAGGGTGCGATTGATTACGCTACTAACCGTTCGGCTGCGGCCATTGGTGTTGGCAGCCGGTTAATCCAAAACAAAGACTTCTTTGGCAATCCTATATATGGGCAAGATGCCAATGGCAATGATATGACACCATTACAGGTTGCTGGCAACGTTGCTAATCAGGTATCACCTATTCCTTTGGTTCAGGGCGCAAAAACGGTCTTAAATGGACAAAATATCCGGGACTCAGCCCTGAACACCCTAGGGTTACGTGTCTCCAACGATGCCAACAGCGCCAGTGGTATTCATAGTGCCGCAGTCAACGATTTCTATAACACTTGGGGGATGGCTCAAAGCGCCAAATCTAAAGTTGTTAAACAAATTAATGCGTTAGTCGCATCAGGTAATACTAGCCAAGCTGTTCGTAAAGCTGAAGAGCACAATGCTACAATTGAAGGCCGCTTGAAACCGTTCAAAGATAAGTATTCTAGCCATTATAACCCAGCTTGGGACGATGAATTCAAAACACTCAACATATCTGTTAAACCTGGTGCTATGAAACAACGTTCTAAGGACCTTCAATTAAATTCGAAATTGCTTAGTCCAGACTATTAATATGTGCTAAAATATAAGAAGGAAAAAAGGAAAACAAAAATATGACATTAGTTTCGACAACAGAACCAAGTGACGGTGATTCAGCTACAGCTGCTAGTGTTAACAACATGATTAATGCTATTTTGGCCGTTGTTAATGGCGGAATTGATCAAGATAATATTGCCGATTTGTCAATCATTACATCTAAATTGGCTGCTTTATCTGTGACTGGTGCAAAGTTAGCCGCTAATACAGTTACGAATAATAAATTGGCTATACAACCATCAGAAATGGTGTTCGATTATATCGCATCAGGTTGTGTATGGTCTGGTGATGCCTACGGTTCAACTAGGGTGGCTTCTTGTACATCCGGAGTTGTTTACATAGGCGGTAAACGTCTAACGGTCGCTGCAGTTACCTCCCGAACATTTACTGCCTCTAAAGACGTTTATGATGATTTATTGGATAATGGCGACGATACTGCCGTTCACGTTTATACTGATTATACAACTAACACTGCTTCACCAGCGCTCGCTGCTAACAGTATCAGATGTGGGATTATTGTTGTTGGTGCTTCAAACATTGCTGCTGCAACATCAGTTAACCAAGGTCAAGAGAGCATGCTTGTTCCGATTGCATCATCAATACCTTACGCTGTTACCGATTCATTGGGTAACTTAATTTGTCCTAGAGACTCAAGTCGAAAACTATTAGGGTTCCGTCGCATTCTATCGACGTTCACTACTTCTGCCACTACCGAGACTGCTATCACAGGTTTGTCTGTCCCGGTAATAGTACCAACTGGTAGAAAAGTTACGGTATCTACCAATGTACCAACTATTCAGATGGCATCAGGTGCACCAAACTTAGGCGTTTTACGTCTATGGGACGGCGCGGTTGGAGGCGGTACTACTATTGGTGAAGCGCAGTGGCTGTTGATTAATAACACCACTGATACACAAGTAGCCAGCCCAATAGCGACAGTTACCCCAGCTACAGCATCAAAAACTTATAATGTGTCTGTCTTTAACACTGGTGCATTTCTTAAAACATTTACCGCATCATCGACTAGACCATTATATATAAAGGTTGAGTTAGAGTAGAACAGTATATAAAACAATATAATTCAAGAAAATAAAAATGACTAAAAAATCACTAACTCCCGTACACCAAGAAGATAGCGATGAACGTAATGATCTTCGTAAAGAAGATATTCTAGCTTTAAAGTCGTTAAGCAATCAACAAAGGGATATTTCTAAAAAGTTGACTGACCACATCAGTCAGAACGAATTGGAAGCTATTGGTAATAAAAACTTTCGTGATAAATGGGACCCAATGTTGCCCGATTTATTGATAATTGTTAAAGAAAAAAAAGATAATTTAGTGTTCAATAAACGAGCTGCACAAATTGGTAGGTTGATTGTAGTAGTAGCGTTAGGTTTTACAACCGTTCTAGGTGCTGCTTATGGCGTATCTAGGTTAATAATTACTATGGGTGGGTTTGATCCCAAGTAAGGAATGATATGAACTATCAACAACTTGTAACTCCTAACCCAAACGTAATATATAGTCATTATGATGATGATACCAAATCATATTACAAGGTAAACTGCTGGCCTGGTTGGTGTTTAGAGTACGTTGCTCAAACTTTTGGGGGTAAGTTTTCAAACCCACAACCAAACGCAACTCTTGGCTTCGACGTCGCCCAATATAAACACACCGACTTACCGCCAAGTGGTATCTGGAGTGTTATCTGGTTTGCCGTTAAAGGTGTTTCAGAGGGCCATGTGGCTCTATCTGCACCCGATGGCACTGTTTACTCATCTAGCCACCCTACGTCGCATACCGCGACTCACCATCCGTCATTCCAAGCATTGTTGAATTATTATGGTGGGATATTAACCTATCGTGGTTGGACTGAAGATTTACAAGGATTAAGAATAATAGAAGGAGGAAATATGCAATTAAATAAAACTGCATGGCAAGAACTAGCTCATGGGATATTAGGTAGGAACGGTCTATCGGGTCGATCCAACGCTTTGGATGGTTCGAGTGATAATTCAGACTATATCGGTAGGGAATTAGACCTCGACCTCATAAATGAACTGTTTATCTCGGATGAAGCTAAGAAATGGCGAGACAGCAATGACTACGGTTCGGTACCAGATATTAACAAACGGCTTGTTTCTGTAAGTACAGTTCAGCAACAACTTACAGACGCGCAAACAAAAAACGTTGGATTGACGCAGAACCTATCAGACCAAAATGCTCAATTAGATGTCGCCCACAAACAGATCGCAGAACTACAAAATGAACTCGGTCAAAAACCAGCACCAATAGCTCCGGACCAAACGCCACCACCTAAAGTTAGTTTTTGGCAGATGATAATAAACCTATTTACAAGGAGTAAATAATAAGATGGAAAAATTAAAACAAATACTGAACAGTGTACGATTATTCGTCAATGCTCATCCAATACTAAGTAAAGCTGCGCATACGTTTTGGCAGGCGTTTTTGAGCTTTATAGTGATTGGTGCGACACCAATAATAACCTTAGTCACGAACGGTCAAATAAAGGAGGGTTTCTATGCGGCCCTTGCTCTTGTCATTGCTAGTGCTGCTGCTGGGTTGTCTGCTGCTAAAGGCGCTATCAAATCATATATACAAACGAAAATAAACACCGAGGTCTAACATGATTGACTATGAAGGTGAACACATCGGCCATACTTTGTACAGAGAGATAATACGTCTCCCCCGCGAGCAAGTTCCAGAGAATTGGGATGGTATTTATACCCTACGTGATCTCGAACTAGCTGAATGTGCCGGAGAAATATCCAGAGATTCTATAAATACCCGCATTACTGGTGCATTAGCACTACGACAATTCAATGCACAAGTTTCTGATTCTGTTGAAGCCATAAAGGCCGCCAACGAACTGAGCGTAGAGGATTGACCCATGTTCCGCGAAATGCGCTGGCCCACCGATGAGAGTGGGCTGGCTCTTCACTCAGACTATGTACTAGAAGATGCTCCGGCCCCACGCGGACACGAAACAAACACACACCATTTGCAGCACCCTGGAGCCGAGTATGAGCATTATAGGGTCCAACAACGTAAAGTTGGTGCTGTGGTACTGTTTCTGTGCTTACGCGACCTCCAGACGCGTCAGGACGTCATTCCGGTTAACCAACATGAATGGATCAACGATATGTTCATGCCGCCAAAAATGTTGAGTGAGGTCCAAGCTTACGAAGAACTGGAACGTGCCTTTTTCGCGAAGGAATGTTTTCGTAAACGAATGACTAAAAAACAGATGGCCAAGCATGGTTATAAACATGATGTTGGTGCCTATGCTTTAGTGCCATTCACAGAAGATAAATTATTGCAGTGCAAACAGGATTGTGATATGTTGATAAGACTGCGCGCAAATTAATAACCCCCATTTCAGGGGGTTATTGTTGTTTAGCAACCTTTGCCTTTGTGCATTGGTGGGACTTTGACCTTGGTAGGTCGTCCTGTAGATTTAGCCATATTTATGTTTCCTTTCTTATCCACAAGTATAGCAAAAGTGTTGTTGATATTAAATAATGTTTATGCTATAACAGATGCAGAACGGCGATGCGTTTGTACATTGACCAAGTTTTTACTTAAAGTGGTATCAAACAAACACTTAAAATAAAAACAACAATTAACACACCTCCCTATATAAAAACTCCACCTCGATACATAAGTTTCTCAATATGATTCGGTCTTTCCTCGCAGAA